ATGTGATCCCATTTCTTTTGCAAAAGACTGTAGTGCCAGGTCAGCTCTCATAACAGACATTTCTGCATAGTAAGGAAACGCTGTATAGAATTCTCTTGCATTTGGTATGACTTTATCCATGATATCATGCAATGTATGAGTAGCAAGAGTATCGGGTGGGAGTGATCGTAGAGGTTCCAAATAGGATTGTAGATCAAAAAAAGGATTTGGTTCTAGTTCTGTGGACAGATAATCTATTTTATCTCGTAAAGGAATAAGAGTCAATCCATATTTTTTGATATAGGATAAAGTATGTTTATGTTTAGAGGAGATACGTCCTGCTCCGTTTTCCCATTGTAGCTCTTCATTATGATACGTCTGGACACGACCCCCACATGTATATTCGTCTATGATACAACAGATGATTCCCTTTTTTGCTAGTTTAATTCCAGTATGAAGCCCTGCAACGCCACCTCCAACAACGATGGCTTGCATGTTATTATAAGGAGAGATTTAAATTTAAATATCTTACTCATCCATTGCATCTACATCAGCTGCATCCGCTGCACTTACTGCACTTACTGCGCTTACTGCACTTACTGCACTTCTTTTCTTATCCTTAAAATTCTTCAATGTCAAACGGTACACTATTGCATTTTTATCATGCGGGTCCTGTGAAATATCAATATACGGAACTGTGTATGAATATGATACACTGATCTCTTTAAATGCAGTATTTATAATGGTAAAGAGTTCGCTGATTTCTACCTGCAAGTCTAGTAGGATTTGTTCAGCCGCAACAGCAGGAAGATTCCGAAAAGATTCGTGAATATCGTCTCTATAATTCTGAACGGTATTGACAATATTCACTGCTACCATCAAGAATGCAGCAAATACTTCTTGGACTTCAGCATCGCGTTTTCTTTTCTTTTCATTGATGGCAAGTTTTTGTCCCCATTTTGCTTCATTGAAATCTCCCAGTAAGAACTGGATATTAATCGGATGCATCGTGCCATTATCTACATGCGCTCGGAATTGGCGACGAGATACATCCTGTACTTCCTCACACAAGCGATGAAATTCATAGAAGTAATCGGCGATAATCGGATCCACTTTACGTGGGAAGATAACCAGTTGGTATCGTGTAGGAAAGCCACCGCATGGGACATCACCTGGATTACGTGGGAGCTGACCCTTGCGTTTCATCATTTCGTAATAGTGTGGATTGTGGATTGCACCTGAGGTGACAATCTTTCCTGTTTGCCATGAAAAGGGCGTTTGACATGATACGCAATACATTTGGTCACAATTTTTGACGCAAGTTGTATCAGCAAGTAAGAATCTTTTGTTAGAATCTACTGACCATCCAAAATATTCTCCTTCTCCAATATTTTTTACTGAAATACTTGTACGTAACATGTCTTTATTTGGATTAGAATTAACGCATTTTTTACGTAAAATACGGGTTGGAATTTCAGAGATCTGTCCTGAAATATTAATAACAAAGTGATCATCATAATCTTTCTTTTCACCATCTTTAGAGAAGGCAATTCCTTTTTTTGATTGTCTGTTGATTGTAGTAGCATAACCAAGAGATCGTGCTAAGAAGAATATTTGTTGAGCAAATAGTTCTTTGGATGATGAAATAGTAACTCTACGTCCTTCATTCATCTTAGCTATATGTCCATCTGTGTCAATAATCCCTGCCAGGACTTGAAGACGTGTCTCACGATCATTTACAATATATTCAAGAGGGATTCGTTTAAGACTTCCAACCATTCCATATTGTTTTAAGATATCACAAAGAGGATTCTTTCGCGCCACTTCCACTTTATTTGTATATGGTACATCAGGACGATCGCAAAATCCACTAAGCTTTGTTGCACATCCTTTGCAGGTGGCAGCAGTAGCTCCATGTCCAATTGCTTTTTGTGTGTTGATCTTATTCTCTCGACGACGAAGACGATAGCGATAAATATCATCATGAACTACTTCACACTTATGTGATTCTGCCCAGCCAAGAATATATTCAAGAATTTCAGGATCTGCTTCGGCATTAATGGCAAATGACATTCCATCATTGATTCCATCTCCCAGATAGAGTCCTAGCATATAAGGATCAAGAGGTACATCCTGCTTTGGCCAATCAATTCCTTCACATTTAAACCCACATAGCTGTTTCTTAACATGTTCTGATAGCTCCATATAAGTTTCTACTAGAATTTCAATTACATCTAATGTTTTTAAGGTTGATTTGAATTCCTCCATTTGTTGTAGGACTTCATCTTTTGTTTCGTCAGTAGCGTTCATTTTTTTTGTTTTACCTGTCATTTCATCCATGTCAAACCATTTTATTTTCCATTGTTTATCACTATCAATCCAAGAAATTGTTCGGTCTCCTGAATATTTAAGTAGTAATTTATGCCTTGAATTCACCACATATGTCATTCCATTATTTTGTGTCACCTCATACATCGTGTCTTCTCCTGAGACAAGTCCCAGTACCGTCCGTTTCTTTCCATCGTCACCAATCAGCTCATCACCTGTGTTAATATCTTGGGACATTTTAATAGTACCATCCCACAAGAGAACTGGTGTATTTGGTGCAAAACAGCCGCTTGATTTATTGATGAATTCCCCACAATTAGGGCATGGTTTTGAATCCGACCGAATTAGCTCAGCCGTCTTCAGATCGTCCTCTTTGCATTCGTGAGGCGTATCATGTTCCGCTCCTTTGACGGTGAAACATTTGGAACAGCTGTACCAATCGCAGAGTCCACACTTCCATGCAGTGCTCAAGAATCCATTGCAATCGGATTTCATGCAGCGGCGAATGAATTTTTTAGGTTCTTCTTTTTTCTCCTCCACTTTTTCTTCAGGGTCAAATCGTAACTCAAAGAGTTGTTGCTTTTTCAGACGAATTGTTTCCATGTATTCATCCATTTCTTTTACGATCTTCTTAAGATCGGTTTCGTGTTTTTTCTCATCCAGGATGGACAAGCGAATGAATTCACTGCGGACTCCATTACGTACATCTATCAAGTCTTTGATTTCTTGGGTGATTCGGGTCATAAACAGACTACGTTCACGACGTTGTTTTTCACGATGTGCTTCTTGTTGCAACCCAGGGAGATTGGCTCGTTCTCGGTTGATCAGGATTTCTTGGCGATGCTTGAAATAACGATCTTTCAAGTAGGTTTTTGTGCAAATCTCGTTCAAATCCTTGTCGTTGTAATGAACACGGCAGTGAATACAATGCGCATCATCAGACCGCGTCAGAAGATACTGCTCAATGCACTTACAGCAAATGTCTTTTTTGCAGTATTTACAGGTGACTCTCTTTCGGATAATGGCTGTGTAATTATCGGAACAAATGGAACATGTCTTTTCGGGCATGATCACTTCGTTTTTAATTTCATCTTGTGCTTGTGTCGCTTTCGCTTGTGCCATTATAAAGGGTTCGGGTTACATTTCAGAATAGAAAACTCGGTTGTCAATTTTTTAAGCTTTTCTATTTTTTTAACAAGTTCTTAAAAAAGCTTGCCAAAAAAGATAAAATAGGCTTTTTTTAACAAAGTTCTTAAAAGAGCCTATTTTATCTTAGAATCCTTACTACTATAATGAGACAGAGGCATCTTCGGCGCCATATAATCTTGAAATGCAGTTAGCACTTCTATAATATCTCTGTCTTTCTCCGTTCCTTCTGCTGCACCAACCATTATATCAAATGCAGTTAGACCGTGCAGAATAGCAATTGTAGATAATAATTCAAATTCAGATAGTTCAGGTGTAATCCCACGTGTATTAATTTCATCTGGCAATGGTTTCTGTCCGTGCCAGATGGATTCTTTCTTTTTGGTGAACTTCATTAGGCTTTTTTAAAAAAAAAGCGTGCCAAAAAATATGATAGTTCTTGGAAGTTCCTTAAGAAGTTCTTAGAAGTTCTTAGAAGTTCTTAACTATCTTAACTTATTTTAAATTGTTTAAATGAAGTTAATACAGATTCTCACTATTACATAGATGTGGATATTATTATCTTTAGTATTTTTATTAGTATTGCTGTCAATATCTGTGAAGGAGCGATTTGTAAGAGAGCAATTCACATCACAGTGCTCAGGAACAGATTGTAAAAGTTGTGCCGATCAAAGTGGATGTTCCTGGTGTTCCAAAACAAATACATGCATTCCAACACAATCTATAAAGAGTACGGACCCAGACTGTAATCTATTGAACGTAATTTCATCATCCTTTTTATGTAACATAACAGATACAAGCCAGTTATATGCTCCTAAGGATGAACAGTTATACAAAGATCAAGTAGCAGATCGTGTCAGACCACCAAATGTATATATGGCTGAAGATATGGAATATACACCTGAAACAGTTATGGCAAATCTCAATGAAGTGCGACAGACAGTAGATCGTTACAATACACAATTACCAGACATTATTGCAACGTCTGTGACAGATAGTATTCAGCCAATGGTTAGAGGAATAATATATGGATTGTAATCGTGTTTAAAGGTTTTAGGGGTTTTAGGGGTTTGACGGGGCAGGTTCAGAAGGTGCTACAGGTTCAGTAGGAACTACAGGGACAACAGGTTCAGTAGGAACTACAGGAACAACAGGTTCAGTAGGAACTACAGGGACAACAGGGACAACAGGGACAACAGGGACAACAGGGACAACGGGGACAACAGGAGGAAATGTAGCAACACCCGTCAACGTATCAGTAGTGTTGGGGTAGATCTTCTTCAACTCCTTATACAAGCACTCATACATATTGCTGCTGAGCTCATCCTTTACCACATTTACTGAGACAGACTTCAAATCAATGAATGACATATTTGCATTACGAGCCGCCTCATCCCAAAAGATGCGATAATTGGCATTGACCGTATAGGTTGATTGAGTGCTCTGGCCATTGAATGCCTGGCGAATATACAGCGTCTCATTTGCAAAAGAGATGTACGTACCAGTCTTCTGGACACCATTGGAGCATACATAGTTATCGTTGTTAGTAAGACCCATTTCTGATTAGTAAATAGATTACTTGTTTAAGTCATTTTTATAATAAAATATGATAAAACTAAAAATTGAAACATAATTTAAACAGAATAGACGGTAGATTTGTAACATGTCTACTGCTACTGCTACTGCTACTGCTACTATGTTTAATTCCGCTGATGATATCAATGCCTACATTGATATGGTGGCTAACCTAGCGTCATACACTCGCCACAGCCACTTTCAAGCCATTTCACAAATGGTGATCAATGGTCAAATGACAAGCAAGCTTGATTTCCTCGCATCCATTACCATTCGTGGGCAACCTTACTTCAATGTATACCGTCGTTACAACAGCACCTATGAAATTGTGGTGGAAGATTTAAACTCGGACTTTCACTTCTTCCGTGATATTACGATCAAAGATACGATCCAGGCAGTTCTGTGCTTATCAGATGAACAAATGGAACCCTTTTACATTGATACGGCTATCTCCATTCAGCGGAACAGTGCTGTAATCTTGCCGTTTGACATGCCTTGGACTGCTGTTCAACATTACCATCAAGGTGTCATTATGGATGTGAATGGAATTCTGATGGACTATCCTGTGGCTGCGGGAGTGCCTGTGGCTGCGGGAGTACCTGTGGCTGCGGAAGTGGAGTATCCTGGTGCATCTGGTGCTTCTGGTGCTTCTGAATTACCTGCCCATACCCTTCTTGGACAATTTACTTCTGCTTTTCCGCCGATTGCTACTGCTTCTGCTGCTTCTGCTTCTGCTTCTGCTTCTGCTTCTGCACCTTGTGCACCGATCAAAGCTTCTTTAATCTGCGCAAACCCACCTTATAAAAAAGAAATGCCTATTCCAGAAATGACAATGTG